ACAAAGATTAGAATTATTCTAATCTTAATAATACTATTGACAAGTCTTGCAATAGGAATGATAATATTGTAATGCAAATGAATGAAAGAAAGGATCAAAGGTTATTTAGAATACAAATTAGATTTAGAATTATGTGGGGTAAATACTTTTGAGAAAGACCATGAGATTAGAAAAAGATATGAAAGGTATCTCAAAGATAGACAGCAAGATATTAAAACTAATTCCAAAAACAATAATAACAAGAAATGACGCTAAAATAATATCAAGAACACTTTGGAATATAAAGAAAGGAAGGAAACAATGAAAATGTTAAAAAGTAAGAAAGGAAATGAAATAAAGGTTTATTCAAGAAGGTTTATAATAGATGTATTTGAAGATAATCTACATTTAAATCATTTAATTTATTGGGATAAACCTGTTAAAGAATTTCTTAAAAGTTATGACGTTGAAATAAGAGAGTTAGATGAAGATGAAATTGTTACTACAATGTGAGGAGGATTAGGGGGTAGAAAGAAAGAAAGGTATGATTCGATAGATCGAAAAACCCCCTAAATCCATAATACCTAGATATAGTAGTTAACGATATTTAGAATACTTGATTTTGAGTTTGTTGGCAATCTCTTTTTCAAAGTTTTTATTCTTTTCTACTTCCGACCAATATTCCCCTACTATCTTATCTATTTCTGTTTCAGGCGTATTGCTATGTTTCAGGAAATTAAGTAGGTCAATCAAGGGGGGGTGCTTAACCTGATTTTTACGATTTCTATCTATAGCTTGTTTGTATTGAAAATTAGAAGACTTTCTAATTTTACTTAATTCATATTTGATAGTTTCAATAGGTACATATTTAGTCATAATACTAACTAGTTAATTATATATATAGTTCTTATTTAAGGTACATATTTTGGGGTGCTCTTAAGCAAAAAATGTGGTGCAAGACACCCACTGCCAGACCCCATGTTAATAAGATGTTAACTACTTACCAACTTTATCCCCTTTTTCTCCACAAACTTTTTCCTCACTTTTTCGTTGTATATTTTCTTTTGTCTAATAGACATAATCTTTCTAAGTCTAATATTATTATTAAGAATATATTGAAAGTTCTCATCCCCTCTAAAATAATATTTATTAGTTTTATCCTGACCCCTATTTTCCCATGTAATATATCCAAATAGTTGTAGTCTGTCCAAAGCCTTCAGGATGGTTCTCTTGTCCTTTATTTTAAGTTTTTGTTTTAGGTAGGCATAGGAAGGCACACACCCTCTTTTCGCAGTTCTGAGCCTTGTGAGAAGCATATAGAGGCATTTTTCAAGTGAGGTAAGAACCTCATTGTCTATCAAAGAATGGGGTACTTTTAAAAATGGCTCATTACTACTCATCAAATACAATCTTAGCGTTAAAACTAAAGGATATTCTTTCATCTGTTTCGCTATCTGAATAAAATGGATATACAGCATGGCGTAAAGATGAAGGAAATATATAGAAATCTTTTGTTATTGGCTCAACTAAATAATTGGCGTTTGTGAACATATCCTCAGTACCTTCAGTAAATTCGATATTTCCCCCTACGTTGTGGTGTTTCTTGCTATGTTTATAATCTTTCATAGACTTAGGCAGTTTTAAATATCCAACTGTAGAAATATCAGGTGAAACATGACGATCTTCAAAATGGGTGTGTGTATGGTTGGGGTTAAAATCCCCTGACTTTTGAATATTATGCCATGAAGCAGTAACAATAATCTGTTTAACCTTTTTATGTTTATAATGCGATATAGCATAATTAACAATTAATGGGTCAAAGTATTTCTGTTTCCATTTCAGCATGACTGGGTGGCTGACCAACAACTCTCTGTACAAATTTCCAGCAAGTCTATGACCAAACTTATGACCTTGTGTTTTTTCAGGAGATGATCTTATTGTATTCAAATCATCTAAAAATTCTTTTACAAGATCATCTGGTAATTCTGATTTTAAAATTGTTGAGCCAAAAGGTTTCAACAAATTACATTTAATATCACTCATTTTTAAACTCCGATATTGGTTTTAATTTATTTAAAGGTATCTTCCAAAAATATGGTCTATCAGGTTTGTTTTGGTTTGTCCAAATGCCACATTTTTGACAATCTTTTGCTTGTATGTAGCCACAAATATAGAAAGTTGGCGTATTATCTATGACTAGGAAATAATAATCTTCAGGTTTATAGTTTGGTCTTATTGTAAGGTATTTCTCATATTTAGAATACAACTGAGATTTTATTTGTGTTGGCTTTCCATTTATGATTATATCTTTACCATGATAATTGTTCACAGAATGAGTGAAATAATTAGAAAACTTTTTGGCAAGAGCCATTTCACATAGCGAACCAGAAATTGTTTTTCCCCACTTATCATATTGATTACCTTTATAGCCATGACCCCACTTAATATTATCTCTCATACTCTCTACTTCTCTTAAAACTCCTGTCATAGCACCTTGTAATATTTCATACCAAGCTAACTTTACTGAGGGATAATCCATATATTTCTGACATACATTATTTAAATTAAAATGCAAATTAAATGTTGACATAATTGTAAATAATAATTAAACACATTGTCAATGGAAGAAAGATTTACAGATTTAGCATGGACATCAGGCGATTTTAATAAAGCCACAACATCACCTAGTCAAACAGCGTTACAAAATTCTATTTGGTTTATTAAATATCATCTATCACCACATTTAAATTTTAAACCTGAAAGACCATCAATTAGTTTTGAAGCAGGTAAATTTGTCCATGAATGGTTTCAACAAATATTGGTAGGTCAGGCAAAGATTGAAGATGTAGAATTACATTTTAAAACTTTCATAAATAACTTTGACTTTGGTGAAAGGAATAACATCAAAGCACAATTTATATTAAAAAATATAAAAGGTTATATTGAAAGACATTTAATGTGTATTGATGAATTATCAGATAATTTTTCAGGGTGGAAAGTAGAAGAACCTTTGTCTGATTGGTATGATGATAAATACATGGGTCAAACATTAAACATAGCAACAGAAGGTTATATAGATTGTGTTAATCATAATGAAAAAAAGATTACAGAACATAAAAATAGATTTGGAAGTGTTAGAAACTCCCCACTAAAAATAAATAGAAAAGATAGTAATGTAAATAGAATAGGGGATTGGGTGTATTCTAAATCGCAACCAATAAAACAACCTCAATTTACCCATTGCATACAAACAGCAGTATATTCAAAACATTATAACTATGAATACAAACCTTATTTAATTTATGTATCAGATGGTGGTAGCACAACTTTTACACCTGATAATTGTTGGGAGTTGACCCCTGAAGGATTGAAATATTTTTTTAGAAAATTCATACAAATAAACATAAAAAGACAAGAACTATTAAGAACAGCAAATGGAAGTATTAAAAAACTTGCTTGTTTAATTGATGTGGATTGGTCTGAAATTAGAAACTTTAAATCTAACTTTATGCTAGAAAACTATGCAGAGGAAGATATGCAAAGATTAGAAAAATTTTATGAGGAGCTATAATGAGAGTTTGGAATATTAAAGTTACAGATAGAAGGGGGTCAGATGATTATTCTTTTATTCAAGAAGATACACCTACTGAACAACAGTTAAATCAAATAAAAAAAATATATCAAAACTCAGGCAGATATTTAAAAGAAGAATTAGATGATATTGATGTTGAAATTCATAACAGTTTTGACAACTCAAAAATTCCTACATGGAATACATTTATAGAATATTTAAAGGAGGAAAAAACAAGTGATTGAAAATATTAAAAAGGAACAAGTAAGAAACGATACATATATTTTAAATAAAATAATGCGTTATTTAAAATTAAATATTCATAAAGTTGTAAATGATAATGACTTATCTTTTATTTATGAATATATAAAAGAAAGTAGAAAAAAGAGAGGTAATTAATGACAGACAAAATATTAGTTAAACTTGCTCAATATCAAACAGAAACAAGAAATCAAAAGCAAGAACTAAAAACTTACGTTCAAAAGTTATTAGATAGAGAGGAAGAAATAAAAAAATTAAAAGAAGAATACGAAGAAAAAATCAAACTACTGAAAGACGATATAGCTTTCAAAGATAGAATGATTAAAGAACTAAGACCCAAACCAAAGATAAGAAAGGTAAAGAAAAATGAAAAATAATATATATCAAAAGTTAAAAAATGCTTTTGCAGATTCAGAAATGGTTGAGAAAGCAGAAAAGAAAAAAGGTATGATTTATAATCCACTATTGCATGACGCAGTTTCAGAGGTTGCAATGGACACATTAATTAAAAATAATTTATATTCTTATTGTACTTATGAAGACACAATCATAGGTGATAGTTACGTTGGTATTACTTGTAAAATGATTGTTGTTGATATTGATAATCCTGAATCAAAAATAGAAATTAAAACAAGTGCGATAGATAAAAAAGATAGGTATGGATTGGGTGGTGCAATGTCGTATTCAAGAAAATATGCTTTTTTAAGTTTATTAAATTTAGCAACAGGAATTAAAGATGATAAAGAAGAAGCACAAGATAGTGAGACAGGCTACAATGCTGAACCACTTGTAAACAAAAAAAAAGAAGAACCCAAAAAAAAAGTAGATAATTTATATATAGCTACAAAGCTAGATACAATTAAAAACAATAAAGAAAAAAAAGATTCTACAGTTTTAAGAAGTGAAATAGAAAATCTTAAAACTGAGATAAATCAGTCTATGGGTTGGGATGCGTTTACCAAGACTGATACATTTACAAAGTTTAACGCATTAAGAAATCAAATAACCAAACAACGAAGGAGTTAAACTATGGCATTTGAATTAAAAGAAGGTGAAGGTTATCTAAACAGAGATAATGAAAACCCAGAAAAATTTTGGGGTTCATTCAAACTTAGTAAAGATATGAGAAGGGGTGATACCTTAAATCTTACTGAGTGGATAAACACCAAAGATGATGGAAAAGTTGTTCATAAATTACAAGAAAGAAAACCAAAAGCAATGTAGCTTGTAATAGATGGGGTGGTTTGTTTTAAGCTCCCTTGCTAGTTAGTTGACTAACCACCCCTTTTATTTATGGACTTAATTATTTTGTATGATGGATTGTATAGTTTAGTGCCTGTAACAAAACAAATGTTAGAAGATGTAAAAATTATTAGTAGTGTAGATTGTTTTGATCTTTGCGACATACTACGTTTGAAACTTACTACATACCATGAAGGATGGAACTTACATATTATGAATGATGGTAGTGGTTATTTTTATGGATGTATTTGTAAATAAATTTAAGGAGAATAGATGTCAGATGACAATATAAAATGGATAGATATTGGTGAGAAAATGACCAAGCAAATGTTAGAACAAAAACAAAAAGAATATGGTAGCTTTGATAACAACTCTTATATCATTGCAAACTTCATACAATCTGTATTGGAAGTAACAAATGGATTTAAAATAAAAGTACCTATAACTTTAATACCACAGTTGATGATCGTATTAAAATTAACAAGAACAATAGATGATGGTAGTGGCAAAGATATTTATAAACTTGACACACACAAAGATATTGATGGGTATAATTCTTTATTAAAAGATATGCTTTTAAATATGAAAGGTCAGGGTAAAAATGATTAATAAATCTAAGATATTTTACAGTCCAAGAATCAAAGAAATCATAGATTTTATGTCAGTTTATTACAATGAACATCAATGTTTTCCTAAATTAGATGAGATTGGCAAAGCATTAAATCTTACAAAACAAAGAGTAGGTATTCTTTTAAAAAATGCTGAACGATTAGGATTGATAAAATCTGAAAATGTTTTTATGAGAAAGTATATGTTGACGAAATCAACAAAAAACAGTAAATTAAAAGTCAATAATTATTATGAGTTGTAAAAAAATATATTACTATGAAATAACAGCAACTCTTGAGGAGGAATTTGATTCTGTTGAGAAAGCAGCAGAACAAATAAATGCAACAGACAAAGCAGTTGTGAAAGAAATAACACACAAAAATCTGGTGCATAGTTTAATAAAAAAGGAGGATAAAGATGATAGGAAATAATGAGCTTCCTATAATCGAAAACCAAATGGATGATATTCATAGAAAGATGAAATCATCTATTAGAAATGGAAATCTATGCGTTCATAGACTAAAGGATATGAGGTTGTATAGAAATCTATTTATAGAAGCTGTAAGACTACAGAACAAACAAGCTAAATTTATTTACGAATAATTTAGCATTGTTAGACATAAACTTAAAAGGAAAGGAAGGGTATCTATGTCTCAAAATAAAAGAAGAAAGACTGACGAACAACGATTAAGAGAAATAAGGTTCAACAAACATTGTGGTACAAGACTAAGAAATCTGAGGTGTAAGAATAAATACACACAGACTGATCTTGGTAATGTTCTAGGCTATTCGTTTCAACAAATACAGAAATACGAAAAAGGTGATAATGGTATGATGGGATTTGTTGCAGGTGTGTTAGCAAATTTCTTGAAGGTAGATATAAATTATTTTTCTCAAGGTTTTAACTTTGATAACTACACAAGCAATCTTAAATACGAAGATCGTTTTCCAGAAGTGAATAGATGTAACCAAGTAAGAAATGAAAAGTTATATCCTAATCCTAATTCTTATGGTGAATTGTCCGACCATGTGAATGTGTTTCCTAGTAATGAAATACTTAAAATTGGACAATAACAAATGCGAAAATAAACTATATAAATAATCAATAAGGTGGTTAGATAGTAGGCGATCTAGCCACCACTATATGAAATACAAATCTCCAATTGCCAAACCACAAAAGCCTGTAGATCAATTAGATAAATTAGCAAATCTGTATAACAAAACTAAGGAGAAGAAGTATAAAGAACAATGGTATGAATTGGTTAAAAAAATTGTTCGGCATATTCCTAATTAATTATTATTTTTTTCGTCATCATCTTTCATACATTGATAATGAGCTTTGCCTTTGCTTGTAGGATAGAAGGCAACAAAGCTATCTTGGTTCGTCATCTCCTTACCACAATATCTACATCTCCCAATGTCAATGATAATAACCTTTGGTTTTTTCCAAAGTTTCTTTTTAGGTTTTTGCATAGTTAGGCTTTTTGCCTTTTCTTGATTTTCTTTCAGCTTTCTTTTTTCTTGCAACAGCACTTCTTCTTTGTGAAGGACTCATTGCTCTAGCCTTTGCAAGTGGAACACACTTCGGATAGTTTCTTCGCTTCTCACCTTTTGATCTACCACAAGGAGGAAAGCCACCTCCTTTTTTTGGATTAGCAATATCAACCCACTTTTCAGATGTCCACTTTCTTAAACTCATCTTTTTCTTTTAGTTTTTTTTCTACCCACTTTGCCTTTACAATATTTACTTGCCCACATATTAGCGTATGCAGAGGGGTAAACTTTAAATTTTTTTTTGGCAGCAGCTTTTCCAGCAGCACATAATTTAGCCATCTTCAAACTCCTTTAGTATTTGTAATTTTTCTTCTGCATGAGCAATCTTTTCAATCAGCTTATCTGCTTCATCTATGTGTTGTGGATGCTCACCAATTCCAACACTATTGTCTAAATAAATTTTTAATGTAGCGTCAGCTTCAGCAATCTGAGCTTCATATCTTTTTTCTAGTGCTTCAAGAATTATTTGCTTCATGCACTATGTCTTTTTTGGACAACAAACTTAGCAACTTTTACTGCACCCTTATGAGGTTTATATGTACCTTTCATAAGTTTGTAAGAGTTACCTTTTTTCATCCAATGAAATCCTTTAGGTGCTTTGACAGTTTTCATCATGTCATTTTTCTCTTTTTCTTTTTTTTAAGTTTTGCAAAGTCAGCACCTGTGATCTTATCAAATGGTGGTGCAACTCTTGCAATCTTCATTTGTTTTTTACTGTACTTTTTATTTTTTCCTTTTGGCATATTACTCCTTATTATATCCCTCCTTCATACCCAATCAATAAATGATTACACCTGATTATTAATATTTTTTCTTTTTCATTTTTTTCTTTTTTTTCTTTTTATCTTTTTTCTTTTTCATTCCATAATGTTTTGGCATAGTTTTCTCCTTTTGTTACCATTTTTTGCAAGACCAATATCTTGCAGAAAATTTATCTGTAGCTGTAGCACATCTGTGTCTAGCTCTAAAGCTCTTTCTTCTTGCTGGAATATTCTTTTTAATCTTCATGTTGGCATCACCAAAACGAATGATCTTTTCTTTACCATCTTTACAAGCCTTTACTACAAATTTCTTACCACCAGAAATCTGTCTCTTAGGACTATTACATTTCATTTTAGCTTTATTTATTGCCATCTAATTTAACTCCATCAAAGTATTTATAATCATATTCCACTACTCTGCAATCATGTTTTTTACGCATGGACTTTTGTTTATCTTTAAATTCTATTGCTTTTTTCTCAGTTTCAAACAATACATTTGTAAACAATTCATGTTTATCTGAGTCATCTCTTTTCCAAACCACACAGTACATCAAATTGATTTATCTTCTCTACAAATAAATCTAGTGTAACTTCTTTGTTCTTCAAAAGTTTTATCCGATAATTCATTTAATACTTCTATAGATTTATTGTAACCAGTAATTGCACACTCTTTCCAAGTATCATAATAGTTTACTATTTTTGGTTCTACACAAGCACTATTTATTGAAGAACATATTGTCATAATTAAAACAA